ATGTCTTTTGCATCACTTTCAAGTAATTCTTTAATTTCTGTTTTCCTTGTTTCGATTTCTGCTAATCTTCCCATAGTTTTAAATCCTCCATTTTTCATTAAATTGTGTCTAATTTTATAAGTCACATAGTAGTTTCAATCTTTCTCTTAACGCCACATTCTCCAATGCTTTCCGTCTTGCTTCAGCCTCCGCCTCTGCCCAACTGCGAGCTGAGATAGATGTATTATCACCGTAAGCTCCAGTGTCCACCGCACTTACGTCGAAAATCTTTTTAAATTTTAAAATTGTTCTTGTACAAATATTACCTTCATATGTGATTGAATCCTCTTCACATAGAAATGCGAAACTCATTTGGTCTATGGCTCCACACTTGATTAGCTCGTATAAGTCTCTTGAAGCTTGGATATTGAATAGTGAAGCTCTAATATTGAGTCCATAATCATCCTTTAAAAGCTGTAACGAACCTTTTCTTGTCCTTGCCATAACCATTATTTGGTCTGAATGATTGTATCTAAAACAAACATCAGTCATATCACATGTATCTAATGCTTTAGGGTCGACTGTTTCATAGTATTTGTAGTCTCCATCTTGCCACAGCAAATTTGGAGTATTGAATTTAATAACAGTACCTTCAACAATCATTTCATTGCTTTCTGTATTGGGTGCATTAATTAACATTGACCTGTATTCTTTATTCATTTTCATCCTCCTTTTTTCCAAGTTGATATGCATTTTGCTGCGATGCATCCACATAATTTAAACTTATCAAACGTTTGTCTTCTTCTAATGGCTCTAAGTTAAATAATTCTCTTGCTTCATTAATACTAAATACGCCTGTAGCGACAAGTTCGCGGCACATATTAACTTTTGTATCGTTGCTAGCATAATTAAGTCGATTTGAAGTGTAAATTATTTCGTTTCCAAAACCACGTTCGCGACTTGTAAACACCTTGTAAGTTAATTCAGAACTTAATTGAATTAAAATTGGCTCTATAACACTTTCATAAAATGCGTTGTATTCATCAGCATTAAATGTATTCATGATAATTTTTTTGTTGATATTGTAATATTGAAACACTTTTTCTTCAATTAAAGTCATTTGCTTATCATCAATCATTTTTGGGTCAGTTGTTAACGGAATATATTCCATTTTACTATCAATCGCAGCGATGCCAGATGTATTGTTAATGTTAACATAATCATTCACAAACAAATCGCGTTGTTTTTTAGTGTCTTCTGGTTTTAAGTTTGCTCCAGTGACCTTTAATAATCCCTTAAGTGAATTTGAATTAATAACTGCATTAGCAATACCGTCGTTAGTTGTATTAACTAGTTGTATAGTATTTGAAATTATATTACTGCTGCCATATAAATCGTTTTCGTTATAGTGTCTACGCAAATGAATTATATCTTCATATTGAACTGTTATTTGCTGTCCATGTAAAAAAGTAAACTTAACGTAAATGTCTTTATTGTGTTCTAAAAAATCAACCGTTGTTGCATTGATTGGATAAAAACCAATTATCTTGCCGTTATCATCGCGTTTAATTAAAATATAAGCGTTATTATTTAAATACAGTTGTGTTATTGTTTTGTAATACATATCAAATGCAGACATATAAGGATTTGGACGCACATTAAGTAAATACTCTAAATAACTATCTTTAGTTCCAACATGTTTTGCTTTTGTTTTAGCGGTGTTTACAGCAATTGAATGAATTGAAGCTCTTACTAATTCATTTGAATATGCATCGCCATTAAAATTTGTAAATATTGTGTCCGTGCTATTCAACATTTGTAAACGGCTATAACCTTGTGTACTCGTACTTTGTTTTTGTTTTCCAAAGATATTAGAAAACATACTTCTTATTTCTCTGAATTCAAAAGCCAATATTTATCACCACCTTATAAATATGAAGTGAAATCTTCATAATTTCGTGTTAAAACGACATAAGCATCAAGTAAACTCATTAAAGGGTCAATTCTTCTCTTATTGTTTTTGCCCTTCACGGGACGCCAATTGTCGTTTTTATCGATTTCAATTTTTGTATTTAAAATAGCCCATTTAAGCAACGGGCTATTGTTGTATATAACTTTTTTTGTTTGAAATTTTGCTGTAAGCTCTTTGAGAGGATTAGTAAAGGTTTGGAATCCTTGTCTGACTTCTTCCATTGTAAAATTGTTGTCTTTCATTTGTTTTATCCAATACTGACTATTCCAATTATCATAGCCAATCCACCGTATATAAAAATTGTACTTATTATTTAATTCAATAAACCAGTTAGTTACATCATTGTAATCAATTTTTGCATCACCCGATGTATCTAACCAACCAGCATCAATCCATTTACTGTAAGGAACTTTATCGTCGATTTCTTTTTGCTGTACTTTGTCCTTCGGAATCCATGCTTTATTTAAAACATATATTAAATCTGAGTCAGGTTTCATAAATAAAAGTGTTGCAGATGTTAAGTCATTAACAGAACTTAAATCAACACCACCAATGCAATAACAGTCCCGAAATTCTTCTAAGTCAAATGTTGTTGTATTAGTTGCTTCAGCAATTGTCAGCCAGCCTTGTGCATCACTTTCAGCAATATTGAAATATTTTGCATACAGTGTTGGTCGATAGCTTTTATCTACTTTGGCTTTTTTAACTTCCTGTTCAAGTTCTTCGAAAGAACGAAAAGCAGGACAAGCTGGATTTGTTTTTGCCCAATTTCTAAAGCATTCAATTTCTTTTTCTGCATCTTCATGTTTTAACGCATCTAATTCATAAAGGAAGCTTATAAATGTATGGTCTTGTATTATATCGTTTAAAACGTCATTAGCATAATCAAGTTTGCTATCAAAAAAGTTGTCGCGAACAAAGCCATTAGTCGAAAACATAAATAATAGTGGCTCAAGTTTTGAACCTTGCGATTGCTTTAATATGTCATACATTTTTGTTGAAGTAAAACCAGCAATTTCATCCATAAGAACTACATCACCGTTAAAGCCATCTAAATTTTGAGCATTGTTTGCTAACGGAAGCATCATACTAAATGTATTAGGAACATATAAGTCTGACTTTCTTTTCTTACAACGTTTTGATAAAATAGGTGATTGAAGTATAAAATTTTTTGTTTCTTCGAAAACAATATTTGCTTGTTTCATCGTATTTGCACAATTGAGGATACTTATACCTTTTTCACAAATAAGATGATAAGCACTAAGCCCAGAAATAAGTGTTGACTTACCGTTTTTTCTTGCAATTTCTAAGAAACATTCCTTATATCGTCTCAAACCAGTATCTTTATCTACGAACCCATAAACTGCTTGTATTATAGCCTTTTGAAATGTCAATAAAACTAATGGCTGTCCACAAAATGGAGCCTTAGACTGCAAACAGAAGGTTTCTATGAATGTTATAGGCTTATTTGCTTTGTTTGCATCATATATATAAGTTGAAGTTTTGTAAGTCCCATCGGGTTGGAGTTTTTGAACTTGAAAAGGATTGTATAAATCATGAACTAATTTTTGAAATTGTTGTTTTATTTTTTGTCCCACAACTATTTCGCCCTTTAATATAAGCTGATAGTATTCTTCAATATAGGTACGCATATTTATTTCACCTCTCCAAACCTCCTGTTACTTATTTAAAAAATCATCAAGAGCATCATTCTGAGTGTCATCAGGCAGGTGTTCTAATAGTTGCTTCATAATTGCTAAATAATTTTTCTGAAATGCTATGATAGTCTTAGTCGAACTGTTCTCTCGCTGAAAACATTGCTTGCCATTTTCAAAAATTTCTAACAAACCTTGTTCATTTATTTCATTTTCTAATATTGAAATTGTCACGCTTAAAAATGCTGCTTGACTTATTAAACTATTTATTAAAGTTTTTTTATTTTTATCTATGTTTTTAAAAAGCTCATTAAGTTTTTTCTTTTCTTTGGAAATAAGCTTTTCTTTTTCTTCTTTTGTCATTTAAAATCACCTCCGTTATTTTTAACCCCGTATTGTAAAAATAATGTGCAGGTTTTTTGACT